TTAAATAAGCTGAAACGAGAAAGTTCTTATCTCTTGTTCCACTTCAAATAGTAGCTGTAAGGCTTGCATAAATGTTATTTGCTCAAAACTATTCTCTGTTATCTTCAATCTGTGTCTCACTTCTTCAATCAGCCATCTTATCTCTTCGAACTTTTGACCTAATTGTTCTCGCCATTTTCCGTTTCTGTTTTGGAGTGAGTGGAGGTCTCCCATTCTCATTACTGCTTCTCCAAGCGAATCTCTGTAGAGTTTTAGAGACTCGAACTGTGTTATCATTCCATTCAAGTCCTCCGATGAGGACCCCAATTGCATTTTTGACATCCTCAATAGTATGTCCTGGAAGAGAAGGCAATGGTGAAATTTCGCCAACAATTGCTCCCTCTTCGGTGAAAGCCCTTAGTAATATTAGGGTCTCTAGCCGGTCAAAAATCACACTGAAATTCGCTTTCAACATGATGTTCTTATCCATGATTGCCTGGTCTATTCTGATGCAAAGAGGGCCTTCCACTTTCTGCTTGGGCATTAGCATGAACCAGTCCCTTGACAATTCCTCAATAGTCATGTCAGTTAGGTATCGCGAAGCAGGTGCGGAGGCCATGGTCATTTTAAGTGCCTCATCGGATTCTTCCTTCAGAATCCTCTCTACTATCTGCTTTCCAACACGGGTGGCTGCTTCGATGTCTAGATCGAGAGTGCTGCCTCTTCCCCTTAGGGACTTCTGATCTCGGCGAAGCCGATCAAGGAATGGGGCATCACCTAGTTCTTGGTCTACAACTTGTTTTCGGACATGCCAAAGGAAGCAATCTACCTGAAAACTTGACACAGTGTTAGAATCCAT